TATCATTGGACTATTTGGAGATTATGTTTCATAGGAGATTCCTATGGCTACAGATAAGAAGAAGAAGCCACATTACGTCAACAATAAAGCGTTCTTAGCCGCCATGATTGAATGGAAGGCAAAGGTAAGAGAAGCAGAAGAACTAGGTGAACCTAGACCTCAAGTAACCGATTATATCGGGAGTTGTTTTTTAAAGATTGCTAACCATTTAGCGTATCGTCCTAATTTTATCAACTATACATATCGTGATGAAATGATTAGTGATGGTATTGAAAATTGTTTGCAGTATATAAACAACTTCAATCCAGAGAAGTCAAGTAATCCTTTTGCTTATTTTACTCAAATAATTTATTTTGCATTTGTAAGAAGAATAACTAAAGAGAAGAAACAATCTAAAATTAAAGATAAGATGTTGAAACGAAGTAATATAGAAGAAATGATTGTGGTTCAGGCCCATGATGATTCTAGTGTTTATCAGCAACAATATCAAGAATTTTTAGACAGATATAGTTTCTCGGATGACGATTAGTTTTGAATACTGTAAATGAGTGGTTTATTTTTAATGGTTCAATAGATGCCAAAACTTGTAACAAGTTAAAAAGACACGCATCTAAGAAGTGGGAACCTTCTTCTGTAGATACCAAGAAAGATATTTCAGATGAAGAACGGGTATCTGGTCGAAAGACAGAGATGGCTGTCGATAAGAAAACCAGAATCAGTGATGTAGCATGGACAAACGATCAATGGGTGTATGACCTTATTTGGCCATATATGATGGAAGCAAATGAACAGGCCGGATGGCGTTACGATATTACATCTGCTGAATCGTCACAGATAACCCGATATAAAAAGGGTGGATTTTATACTTGGCATAGGGATGGGTTTAATGACCATTTATCAAAATATAATGAACCCGGCAATGCTTTTGTCCATGACAAAGTTAGAAAGTTGAGTATGTCAATATTATTGAATGATAGTTTTGAAGGTGGAGAATTTGAAGTAATGAGTTATAATAAAGGCAAGTCATCTGTGGAAAAACCATTTAAAAGCCACACGCAAGGTGACGTTATAGTGTTTCCATCTAGTTTGGAACATAGAGTTGCACCCGTGACAAAGGGTGTTAGATATTCATTGGTGACTTGGTTTCTAGGGCCACCAATGAGATGAAGCTGGCACTAATTACTGATACACACTTCGGAGGTAAAAACGATAATGTGGCCTTTGCGACCTTCCAGGCCGAGTTCTACAGAAGAACTTTTTTCCCAATATGTAGAAGGGAAAATATTGATGCGGTGGTTCATTTGGGCGATGCTTTTGATCGGCGTCGGTATACTAACTATCATACTCTTAAATTAGCAAAAGATATGTTTTTCAACCCCATGCAAGAATTGGGTGTTGACTTACATATGCTGTTAGGTAACCACGATTGTTATTTCAAGAATAACAATGATGTTAATTCTGTAGGGTTGACTCTAGGAGAATATCCTATACATTTGTATAAAGATACTCCTGAGATTATAAACTTTGATGGACTTGATATATTGATGACTCCCTGGATATGTCCAGAGAAATATGCCGAGAGTATTCGCAAGATACAAAAATCTAAAGCAGACTGGGCATTTGGACATCTACCTCTAAACGGTAGTGAAATGCACCCAGGCCTTTATTGTGAAGATGGAATCTCCAGAGACATATTCAAAAGATATGAAAGAGTATTCTCCGGACATTTTCATCAACAGCAAGACGATGGACAGATACGATATTTGGGAGCACCATACGAAATAACTTGGTCAGATTATAATACTGCCAAGGGGTTTCATATTCTTGACACTGAAACAAGAGAGTTGGAGTTTTATCAAAATCCTAATAGACTGTTCAAGAAAATCTTTTATGATGACAGTCAACAAAATATGTTGGAAACAGATTTGTCCGAGTATGAAGGTTGCTATGTAAAATTATTTGTAATAAACAAAACAGATTTTTATAACTTTGATCGTTTTGTGGATCGTTGTTATAATGAGGGTAACTTTCACGAATTGAAAATAGTTGAAGATTTTTCTGATTTAGATCACGAAAATCTTACAGAGGAACACTTTGAAGAAATGGAAGATACTATTAGTTTACTACAGAAATATGTAGATGAGATTGATAGTCAAGGACTAAACAAAAAGAAATTAAATAATCTTTTGAAAACTTTATATGTAGAGGCCAACGAAGTAGTATGATAGTATTTGAGAAAGTAAGCTGGAAAAATTTTCTTTCTACTGGTAACACACCCACTGAAATTCAACTAAACAAATACTCCACCACACTCGTTACGGGTGAGAACGGATCAGGTAAGTCAACCATGTTAGATGCTTTGACTTTTGGATTGTTTGGTAAACCTTTTCGTAATATCAAAAAGGATCAACTTGTCAATTCTGTAAATGAACGGGATTGTGTTGTTGAGGTGTTTTTCAATATTGGTAGAAAGAAGTATCATATCAAACGAAGTATAAAACCTACTCGTTTTGAAATTTATCAAAATGGTAGGTTGTTGAATCAGGATGCCTCTGTAAGAGATTATCAAAAACAGTTAGAGGAACAAATTCTCAAACTAAATTATAGGTCCTTTACACAGGTAGTTATGCTTGGTTCATCATCGTTTGTTCCATTCATGCAACTGACTGCCCGAGCCAGACGAGAGGTCGTGGAAGAAATATTAGATATCAAAATTTTCTCTATGATGAACTGGATATTGAAACAGAAAATAAAAGACCTTAAGGATAGACAGAATCAGTTGGTGCATCAAGCAGATTTGTTAGAAACTAAAATTACAATGACTACCGACCATATTGAAAAAATTAAAGGTCAGAGTAAAACATCTAAAGATGCAACCAAGAAGAAGATTGCTGACAATACAAAAGAAATAAAATCTTTATATGAAGGTATACTTGATTGGAATGAAAATATCAGTCCACAGTATCAGAAATTACATAACGAGAAACAGGAGTTTATAAGAGTTCGTGATAAGTTGAGTCATAACGCCAGTAGGATGCGAACAGAAATAAAATGGTTTCACGATAATGATGATTGTCCTACTTGCCATCAGCATATAGATGCTACATTCAAAGAACATGAAATTGGAAAACGAAGTGATAAGATACTGACAAATTCTGAAGCCATAACAGAAATGAATGAACGATTGACTCACATGGATAAGCAAGAAACTGAGTATACTCTTATGGAAGTTGGTATTGCCAAACAACAGGTTTCTATGAAAGCCTTAGAACAGTTCAACAGTGAGTTGGTTGCACAAATGGAAAGTCTTGCGGCTATAGAAATAGAATTGGCCGAAGATAAAACTAAATTGAAATTGTATAAAGAAGAAATTAAATCTGTGGATAAGGAAAGAAATTCCTTGACAATGGATCAAAATTATTATATAATAGCTAAACAACTGTTGCAGGACTCTGGTATAAAAACGAAGATAGTTCGTAAGTATCTTCCTGTAATGAATGATTTTATCAATATGTATTTGAACAAATTGGAGTTCCAGGTCAAGTTTCAATTGGACGAGGAGTTCAATGAGACAATCCGCTCTCGATATCGTGATGAGTTTAGTTATGCCAATTTTAGTGAAGGTGAGAAGATGCGGATTGACTTGGCACTTTTATTTACTTGGCGACAAATAGCCAAGATGAAAAACTCAACAAATACGAATCTTTTGATATTGGATGAGATATTTGATTCTTCATTAGATGCAAATGGTACAGACGAATTCCTTAAAATACTGAAATCGTTATCAGACGAGAATGTATTTTTGGTAAGTCATAAACCAGATTTGAGTATAGATAAGTTTGAGCACAGTATTTGTTTCGCTAAACAAAACAACTTTAGTAGGATGATATCATGAACCTAGTTTACGACCCACACCCAGCACTGTATAAAGTAGCAGAGCCCTGGGATTTTGAAAACCCACTTATGGATGCTGGTGAGTTAGTATACCGTATGCAAAAGATACGAAAAGAGAATAACGGTATTGGTTTAGCGGCTCCGCAGATTGATTTGAATACACGGGTTATTGTTGTGGGCATGGGCGAAGATATTGAGCACGCATTTATCAATCCCACTTATGAGGTTGTCAAAGAAGATGGTGACGAATACATGATAGAAGGATGTTTGAGTTTTCCACATTTTTTTGTTAATATCAAAAGACCCAAGACTATAAAACTTACATATTATGATTCTGATGGTACAAAGGTTGAGAATCAACCTACTGGTATCACTGCACGAATCATACAGCATGAGATAGATCATTTGAATGGTTTGGTGTTTACCAAACGTGCCAGTATATATCATTTGAATAAAGCAAAGAAAGAATCAAAGAAATTAGAACGGATGAAGAAACGTGAAGATTAATGTAGAACCTAATTATGTCGAAATCAGTGACGACGACTTGATTTGTCTAGTCGCTTGGTGTGAGAAGTGGAAGCCAGAAAAGGTATACAAAATGGCCTATAAGCAGGCACATATGGATCCTTTTTATGAGTATCCTCAATGGGCCCAGATTCAAAAGACTTTGCCTGCACCAGTTCGATTGGAATTACAGAATGCCGCTAAGATCAACTACGATTTGGGTAAGATGTGGAAGTTGCAAGTAGCACATTGCTTTTATGTTGGTATGGGTAAGTTTTTCCGTTGGTCTATTTATGCTTCAGTTGTAATTGCTTTTTTATATTTTATATTGAGATAACCCTTGACACGAAATCTTTTTCCTGTTATTATTATAAATACTAGTTGAGAAATGCCTTCGGGGTTTCTCATTTAACCTTGCTAAACAGTAATAGGAGGTAACATAAAATGGTTACAAGTAAAGCATTAGCAAATCTTTTTGACACGGCCACCCTGGCCCCACACTTTGTCGGTTTTGACAGTCTTTTTGACAGGCTGAATGAACACTACCAACTACATACAACTGCCAATTTCCCGCCTTACAATATTCGTAAGTTAGAGGATAACAAGTGGCAGGTCGAAGTTGCGTTGGCAGGATATGACAAGAAGGATATCGAAGTCAAAACTAACGAAGGAAAACTGGTAGTTGCGACGAAAGATAATGATAAGGATGAAATGTCGAATGACAATAACTCGGCTGTCCTGGTTCATCGTGGTATCTCACAACGTAAATTCTCCAGGACTTGGTCTATGGCAGATGATGCAGTAGTGAATCGTGCGAAGATGGAAGATGGTATGCTATACGTTGAGATTGAACGTATTGTACCTGATGAGAAGAAACCAAAACTCATCAAAATTAGTTAAATAAATTTGGGGGTGCGGCTCTTGGGTAACTGGGAGCCTTCACCTGATGCTTGGAGAGGCCCTTGAAGAAAGCTCTGCCAGCCGCCACTGGTACATCTATCCTGCCCCCATTTCCCCTTGACAAATGCTGAAAAAGGTGTTATCATTATGAATATGAAAGTGACAAAAATTCCAGAAAATTTTTATAAATTTAGTGAAAACAAATCACTAAAAGAATTGAGGGCTTATATTGATAAAACCTACGAGTTACATTATTCAGCAAATAAATTTCAAGCGTTGGAGTTTATAGAAGAATGTGGTCATGGTGAAGGATTTTGTATGGGCAACATTTTGAAGTATGCTCAACGATATGGCCGTAAAGGCGGCAAGAATAAAGATGACCTTATGAAGATTTTACATTATGGTATTATGATGCTCCACATACATGAGCAGGAGAGTGAAGATGAAATTAAGTAATGATACGATTGAAGTTCTAAAGAACTTTTCAAATATCAATCAAAATATTTTAATCAAAGAAGGTAGCCAGGTGCGAACAATGTCTACCATGAAAAATATTTTAGCAGAGGCAGATGTTTCAGAGGACTTCACACAGGAATTCGGTATCTATGATCTAACAGAATTTCTTGGTGTGTTGACTTTGGTGAAAGACCCGAATTTGAAAATGGAAGAAAAATATTTGACTGTCAACGGCGGCGGATCAAATATTCGTTATTTCTATTCGGATCCATCTATTCTGATTTCCCCCCCGGATACATTCAATGCACCTGAGACAGATGTGCATTTTGAAGTTTTACAAGAAACATTGGCTAACGTATTGAAAGCATCCGCAGTGATGCAGTTGCCTGATGTTGTTATGACCCGAGGAAAGATTACAGTTACCGATCTGAAAAATTCAACATCGAACAATTATGATGTTGCGTTGGATGATAATGGTCAAGATTATGAGTTCAATTTCAAGGCTGATAATCTCAAAATGATTCCCGGTAAGTATGATGTTTCTGTATCATCCCAGGCCCTGGTGTCTTGTTGGAAGGGTAGTAAGGTAACTTATTGGATCGCTCTTGAGCAACCCACGGATTAGTACAGAAGTACTGTACCATTTTATGTGCCACAAGTGTAGCGGTTGGTGGTCCATAGCAGTAGAAAGTTATTTACCTTTGGATAGAGAATGGTTCTGTCCTTGGTGCGGTGAGAGAGAAAGATTTGATGAAAGAGAGTTTCCTGTTCGTAGAGAAATATCGTCCAAAGAAAATAAATGATTGCGTCTTACCAGAAGGTATAAAAAATACATTTCTAGAATTCGTTGGCCGAAAAGAGATTCCTAATCTACTTTTGGCAGGCGGGTCTGGTGTTGGTAAGACCACTGTTGCCCGAGCTCTTTGTGAAGAACTAGGTTGTGATTATATCATTATCAACGGTTCGGAAGAATCTGGTATTGATATTCTCAGAAATAAAATAAAAACTTTTGCCTCAACAGTATCATTACAAAATGCTGGACATAAGGTTGTTATTTTAGATGAGGCAGATTACCTCAATCCTCAGTCAACGCAACCTGCACTCCGTGGGTTCATTGAGGAGTTTCATAAAAACTGTCGTTTTATTTTTACTTGCAATTATCGTAATCGTATTATTGAACCTCTGCACTCCAGATGTTCAGTTATAGAATTCAAGATAAATGGCAACAAAGCCATATTGGCATCTCAGTTTATGAATCGCGTTGAGTCGATTCTAAAAGAAGAAGGTATTGGCTTTGAGGAAGAAGTCGTTGCGGAATTGATAATGAAACACTTTCCTGATTTTAGGAGAGTATTGAACGAACTGCAACGATATAGTGTGAGTGGTAATATTGATTCGGGTATCCTTGTAAATATTGCAGAAGTCAATATGAAGGAACTGATGGGTCATTTGAAAGGTAAGGAATTTAGTAAAGTTCGTAAATGGGTTGTTGATAATATTGATAACGATCCAACAAAAATATTCCGTAAGATATATGAATATTTGTATCAGGCAATGAAACCTGCAAGTATTCCTGCGGCCGTATTGGTGTTGGGTAAGTATAGCTACTACCAGGCCTTTGTTGCTGACCAGGAAGTAAATATGCTGGCGTGCCTTACAGAAATAATGAGCCAGTGCGACTTCAAATAAATGTGTAGGACAGTAGTAATACTATCCCCCATTTGTATAAATACAAGTGGGGGATAATACTGATGATAGAGAAAGGAAGCAGGTGGTGGAATGACGGCATCAACCATAAGAGACAAAAGGACCATCCGGGTGAAGGATGGGTTGAGGGACGAATATTCCAGACACGAAGAAAA